TTAATAATATAAAAAAAAAAAAAAAAAAAAAAAAAAAAAAAAAAAAAAAAAAAAAAAAAAAAACCTTTAAATGCAAAGAAGTTAGACACTTCTAACTGCTTAAAGGATAGAAGGAAGGAAGTATTTAACCCACCGGCGGCCCAGCGTTTTAGAAGGGCGGCCTTCAAGAAAGGTCAATAAATGTCCTTTCTTTCAATGGGGAAGGATGGGAGAAGGGAAAAGGTCATGGATTTTGTAGGGGAAGTGGGGTAGGTTATAACTAGGACTAGTAGTAGAGGTAGTAGGTAGTAATAAATTGATAACTGATAAATAATGCTTGACAGTAAATGGTAAATGGTATTGAATAAATAATAACCAATAACCTATAACCGTCAGGAGAATGAAATGGGCATGTATCAAGTGGAATTGTTGGAAAAAGCTGCAAAAGAATTGGAGCCTGGGGAAAAATGGGAGTTTGATATGGAAAGTGTAGAGCAGGCGCATAGTGAGTATGTACAGCTTAAAAAGGAAATGAAGAAAAAGAACTTCTTTTCATCCCCGGCGAAGAAGTGCTTAAATGTGTCGCGGGAAGGAAGTGTTTTAGTGATAGAAATGGGAAGGCCTAATCCGTATCCAGCGCCAAGGTTGGTGAAAAATGCTGAAGTTTAGTGTGATTAAAGTAAAAGAAGGGAAAGAAACTACTGTGAAAAGGGTACGAGATTTTACAAGAATAATAACACCTGAGGAAATGGTACTGAGGGCAGAAAAGATGTTTACTGAGTATGGTGAAACAGCTAAAGCCTTTGATTATTCTGCGAAGTATTTTGTTGAAATAGCAGTGTGTGAGACTGTTCAAGTGTACCCGAAGGTTTAAAGGGAGAAAGAAAATGGAAAGCGTTCTTTTTGTGTTAGTTAAGACAAAGAAAGGCCCAATCCTTAAAAGTGAGGATATTTACAGCACAACCCGCGCGGTGGATCACTTCTGCAATTATGGCTTAGTGGCGGATCAGGTCTTTCAGGATTACACCAGCGCGGTGGAGCTTGAAAAGAACTGCACCTACACAGTGGAGGTGCGGCATCCTCAAGTAGTCCTTAGGTGCGAAACGTAAGAAAGGTCAAGAAGTGACCCTTCTGGGAGGGAGGGTCAAACTTCTTTAAAATAATGTTTGACAGTGGTGTGATTTTGTGGCATTGTTATTTTGTGAATAAGAGATTCCTCCCTAACCATTTAAACGCGAGGTATAACGCGATGGAAACAGTCTTTTTCTTTCTCTTTCTGGCAGTGGCTTACCCTACAATTCTTGTAACTCTCAAAATCAAGAGGTTTCTTTCATGAGCTCTTTAAAGGTTCAATCCTACCGGCACCCAAAGACTGGGAAATCCTTCATTACCGAGGCAAAACTTCCTCTTCACTTCAAGGGGAAGGATGTTGAAATACTCATCAACGGCCCGGATGTTGAGGTGGTTGTGGACGGGGCTTTTACTGGGAAAACCTTTGAAAGGAGCGTTCCTTTTATTCAGCTCCTGTACTACATCACTAACTGGATTGACGCACAGGGAGAGAATTAAATGAAACGCTCTTTTTCAAAAGCCGCGAAAGCGGCAAGGAAACGGAACTTTAGACTTTACCGCCTTTCTGGTATGCTGGGAAACCTCGCGCAGATGCGATACGAGTGCAGGAATAACCCCGCGCTGATTGAAGGGATTGAAACCACGATGGACTCAGTTCACGCGCTGATTCAGCAAATCCGCGAGGAAGCCTCCTCTTCCATTCCTGTAAGAAAGTTAGTCGGGATAAATGAGTATTACACTGAATTTTCACAGAATGGTGTTAAAGTTACTCCAGCAATGGAGAGGGCTTTACTCCTTCACGGCGCGGTTCAAAGACTTTCTGAAACCTATACCACCAAGGAACAGTAAAATGCCAGAATTCATCACCGTTAAGCCTGCCTATGGAAAAGAACTTAACTCTGAAAAGGAAGTCCTTCAGCACTACCTCGATGGAAAGGACTTTATGATCCTTTCCCTTCACCACGGCGCGGGGAGTTACCTTAACATCCTCGACTGTGAAAGAGCTTCAAAGCCCATTTCCCTCCAGGTACGCTTTGGTAAGAAAAGTCAAAAAGTGACTCTTCTTGATACTAGCAATGCTGAAGTGTTGAAGGGGAAGCTTGAAAGGAAACAATCCCAGGGAAAGAAAAAGGAGAAATGAAATGACAACGCCGGCAGCAGAAAGACTTTACCAAGCTCAGCATGAAGTGGCAATGGAAGGAAAGGGTTACGCGGTTTTTAATCCGCTTAACAAACCAAAGGCTGACCTCCCGGTTATCTATGGCTTTAATAATGGCGGTCGTCCAGGATGGATGCACGCGCAATTGATTGCTGAAGATGGTACTCCTCTTGGAAGTCATATTTGTTCAGCGGAATGTTACATGATGCATGACCTTGGAATTCTTGAAGGAACAAGGCCAGATCGGCACGAAAAGGACTTTCAGCTGCACTACCCTGAAGGGTATAGGATGGAGTTTGTTTCAGGGAAAGAATTTGACTCTCATACAGGACTGAAAAAGGCAATTTGGGAGCATAATTATAAAGCTGAAAAAGCCCTTGAAAAGGAGAAAGAAAATGAGTAACACTGAAAAGAATCCTGAACTCGTAAAGCTCTCAGAAGGCCTTTCAAAGTCCCTTTTCAACCTCACACCTTCCGAGGCTCTTCAGCAAGGAATTTGTATTTCCTGCAAAAAGCCAATCTTTTACAGCGAGAGCTGGAAGGCTGAAAAGGAAGGGCATATTTACTCTTGCGCGGGGCAGAATGAATATCGCATAACGGCACTTTGTGAATATTGTTTTGATAAAGCGTTTGAAGAGCCAGATGACTACGAAACTGACCCTGACCAGTGGGAGAGCGAAGATGATAAAAATAATTAAACCTGCAGTTTTCCCAATCATCACCCCTGCGCAGCATACCGCCCTTACAGTGTTTGAGGCCGCCGCTCGCACTTGCTACCAATCCTTTGACAAGCAGAAGGAGGGGTCAGCCGAAAGGCTGCTCCTTCACTGCATTGAGAGTGGGCATCACAGTACCCTTGAACACATCTCCCTCACTGTACGATTTATCACCTCCAGGGGCGTTACGCACGAACTCGTAAGGCATCGCCTTTGTGCCTTCTCCCAAGAATCCACCCGCTATGTTAAGTACGACACAGCGGCAGAGTTTATTGAACCGTACTGGTACCAAACTGCTACTGACCATGCGAAACAACTTTGGATTTCCGCAATGACTTCAGCAATTTCATACTACACACTACAACTTAGAAATGGCCTTTCTCCACAAGCCGCGCGGGGAGTCCTTCCCAACGACCTAAAGACTGACATCGTTGCTACTGCGAACATCCGCGAGTGGAGGCACATCATTTCCCTTCGCCTTGAAAAGGACGCCCACCCAGACATGCGCCTCATAATGCAACCCCTCGCGCAGTACCTCGTTGAAAGGCTTCCACTTTTCTTTTCAGACCTTGAAGTAATCAAGAAACGCTACCATGAGGTGCTTTGAGATGTCAAACACTCCAGAGCAACAAGCACGTGAAATACTTGATCGTATGGATATTAGTGGTGCGCTGTCATTGTCAGCAGGTGACGTTGGTGAGTTAGCACAAGTTATAGCTGAGCGCAATACCATTCTCTTCCGCTACAACAAACTGAAGGATATGACAGTCCACATCTATAATTCCGGCTATCATGCCGGGCATCACTACACTGTCGAGGGAGGCTATGTGGACATCCATTCTAGCGACATGGACACATACCACGCAGAGGAAGTCGCTGAACTACTGACCTCGCTGGTCGGGGAGGAAGGGAGATGATCGTGAAATGCACGACGTGTGACAAGTCCTGTTCTTTTCGCAAAGAACCGTTCAGCCCCGACTACATCGCACTTGAAACTCGCCACACCGCGCTGGTGGAGGCGGTGGCGGGGATGTTTGCTGCGCAAGACGCATGGGCGAGAAAAGGCATGGCAAGCATTGCTGATTGGTCGGAAGGAAAGGCTCTTTATGACACCGCCCGCGCCGAGGTGGACCGCATCCTTTCGGAGGAAAAATGACCCAACGAGAAACCGTTATGCTAAACTTCTTAGAGTACCTCCTCGATTACTCCCGGCGCGTTGCCCAGCGGCAAATAAAACAAAGCGACCTTCCTCGCCTCGCTGCAATCCGCGCCCTCATCGCTGAACTCAACCGTGAAGAAGCAGGAGAAAGAAATGATTAAAAAGCTCCTTCTCGCCTCAGTCCTTTTCGCCCTCTCAACCTCTGGGGCCTTTGCGTTTCAGGAAGAATACTTCGTCAGCGGCGTCAACCTCACCACTGGCGAGCGCGTCATAGGTTGGCTTGACGGTACACTTAACGAAGCTGAAGTCCAAGGCCACATCCTTGACCGCGGCGACCATTACGCAGTAATCGGAGCCTTTAGTGGGAAAGGACTTTTTTCCCTGCGTTCTCTTTGCTGTGAATATGAGGTCGAGGTCACTAACGAAATCTCACCCTCTAAAATTGAAAACCGTAAAACCTGGCAAAAGGAGTGGAACTAATGTCCTCTCTCAACCACGACACCCTTACAGCACTTGAAAGGAAAATCCTTGACTTCAAGCGTGAGCCAAAGACTGTCCCGCACGGCTATCCAGTATCCCTCATCACCGATCTCCTTGAAACAGTGAGGGAACAAAAGAACCTAAAGAAAAAATACCAACGCCTTGCTGAAATGCGCGGCCAAGTGCTAATGGAAATCTTCTCCATCACTTCCCGCGCAGTAGACCGAACCACGGAGGAACTTTCAGAATGAACCAGCAGTTAGTTAAAATCCTTTGCTTCGCATTTGCAGAGTATGCACGTATAGAGGCTATGAAAGCGGCAAACCAAGCCCGTATCGCACGAGATGAAACAATAGCGTACACAGAATCAGAATTTAACAATTCAGCTAGCGCACTTGATCATCTGGCTATGGAGGCAGTAAATCTATGAGAACCATCGACATCCTAGAGCAGCTAGACCACGACCTAGCTACTGACGAAACCGCAGTAATTACGTGCGGCTGCGAAAAGACTGCAAAAGCCCTTTACATGCAGTACTCACGCGCTATAAAGAAGCACAATTTCCCCCCATTCCTCAAGGTTTCCCGAAGTGGTAAAACACTCACTTTCTTTCGTCCCTCCGAGCGCCCTGTTCCAGTAATCCAAAAGGAAGAAAAAGGAAAGGAGGCTATTTAAAGTGGCTGCTACCCACACTGCAAACATCTTAAAAGCCTGCGCCGAGCTAAACCCCGGAGAATCCTATGTTTATACCTTCGCCACTGATAAAATCGCGCACAACGAATACTGTTATTTTCGCACCGCTCTGCGTTCTGCTCTGCAGAAATTCCCCGCTGCGAAAAACCTCACTCTTTCCCGTCAAGGTTTATCAGTCACCATCTCCATAGGAGTACCTGACATTCTTTACCCTACTCCCAAACGGGTCAAAACCTCTTCGCTTTTTGTCGAAAGGGAAGAAGGGTCAAAAGATGACCTTTCTGAAAAGCCGCACCCACACCAAGGGATTTTAGACCGCATAAATTCTGACCTCGCGGAGGGTTTAATCTCCCCTTCCGAGGCAGCTGAAGCAATTAACTCCATCCTTTCCTGTACCCCAGCAAATTCAAACTCACAGGAGCTATAACCGCCATGAGTGACGAAAGAGTTTTTACTGAGGAAGAACTTTCTTTGATGAAGAAGCTAGGACTTACTCCTGAGAAAGTCGCAGCACTTGCAAAAGCCGCGGATAAAAAAGTTCAACGAGATTCTAAGAGAAAGCAAAATTGCTTCCTTACAGAGTATTATCTCGCACACATTGACATCTGCAAACTTTGTGGGTCAAAGAAAGTTTCATACTTTAAGATGCAAAAGGAACTTACTGTAGCAGGTGGAATCCTCCACAGTGTAGTGGTGTCGCGGGAAGAATTTTCATCCGCTGCCAACCAGCAGGAAAAGAACGACTTCCACTTAACTTGTCCTCACTGCTCAGATGTTCTTGGGAAAATGGAAAAGACTGAATTGGTAAAACTGTGCATAACCCTTCAGCGGAGGATGATTAAATGAAAACCGAAAGATTTGAAACTATCGAAGAGCTCTGTACCGCCGTACTTAGACTGGAGACGCCTTCCATCCAAGAGGTTAACAACGGCATTGGACCTTATGAGTATTGGGGAGATAAAGGAACCGACACTCAGCTTGACGGCGAGGTCGAAGAACTGGAAGATGTTAAACTTGAGCTTTTTGTCCCAAAAGGAACCTTTCTCACTGGAATAGAGTTTTCTGATTTCATCGCCGAAAACCTCGTTGAACTTGACGACGTAGTATGCACCGCGCAGGTGGAAGCCCAAAAGAAAGCCGCTCTCACCGCCGAGGAGTACGGAAAGAAGGATTACTCCGACATCATAAAGCTCGAATACCAAATCGCAGTCCTAACCTATCCTAACTCTGTGGAAGTGTTTAAGCTCGCCTTTACTTTTTCCTGGGTTGATGGGAGGTATTAAAGTGGCCACAATCTATGACGCTCTTTTCCTTCAGGCCCTCGACCTTTCCCCTGGGGAACAAATATACATCCCCTGCGAGGACAAGCAGGAGCAAAAGAAAACTGAGAAGGTAATTAAGGAGGCAATGGTAAACGCTCCAGTGGATGTCCAACTTAAGTTGCGAGTGGTAAGGACTTTTAAGGATAAAAAACTCTGGGTCGTCATCGCCCGAAAGAATCCCCTTCACGAAGAGTTCTTCACCAAGGTCCGCACTGCCTCCGGGGACTGGACAGTAAAGCGTACCAACCTCGGCACTGACGCCACGCGCCTTAGGATGTTGGAGGCTATGATAGAAGACGGCCTTACTGAGGAAGAAATAAAGGAACACCTTGGGGAGATTTCTGAAATTGAAAGGAAGCTATTTTTCCCAACCATTAAAGAGGAGGAGATTTAAATGAAAACACCGAAAATTGTTGCACTTACTGGATCAACTAAGTTTAGAGAACTATTTCAGCAGGTAGCTGCAGAAGAAACACTTAAAGGTAATATTGTATTAACAGTTCACGTATTTAGGCATGAACCTGCATACGCACATTTAACAGAAAAGGAAACTGATGCACTTGACGCGCTATTTGAGCACAAGATTAAAATGTGTGATGAACTTATTGTTATAAATAAAGGTGGATACATTGGAAATGGAACAGCGGTGGACATTGAAAAAGCAAGAGTGCTGGGTAAAATTATACGCTACGCAGAGGAGTATTAAATGGAACGCAAGCGTTTATGCGACTATAAAATACTTTATAGAGTAGCTCACTATGGAGGACAGTCCACAATAAAGTTTTTATCAACATTACATACTACATACAACCCAAACTTATACTTTGATCGTTACGTAGTACTTAAAGAAACAAAGCACACTTACGTAATAACAGAATTATTTTATCCGTTTCTAGAAGCTGGTGATTTCTTTGATCCTATTACTGATTCAGTATATACCGAAACAAAGCGCATTTACAAAACAGCGACCAATCGTTTTGCCTGGGAAACTAAAGAAGCTGCTATGGCGGACTATGCTAGAAAGCAAAAGTGGCGGCGTCAAAGACTTACCCAAGAGTTGGAAGAGTGTAATGCGATAATTCTAAAAGCAGAAAGATACAACGCGGGAGATGATAAAGACAATGCCTACTAAAGCCCGCCCAGAACGCACTGGAATCATGCTCGCCCACCCAGCATCAGAGCGCAGGGTAGCTCAGTTAGGCGAGAGGTTTTTCCTCCAACCAAAGCTCAATGGCGAACGTTGCTGGGTAGAGTGGTTCAACCGAGAAACCCCTATGCTCATTTCAAGCTACGGAAACGAGTTCACTCTCCCCCACATCACAGCTGCACTCATCCAACAAAACCTCCAAGGCATCCGCCTTGACGGAGAACTCTACATCCACGGAGAACCATTTGAAACTATCCACTCAATTGCTTCAGCATCTCGAAAAGAGCTTCACGGAAGAGTTGAAGAGATGCAATTCCATATCTTCGATTTTAAGATGCCTCGTCCGCAGTATGAACGACTCGTCTACCTTTTCAACAGAACTTTTCGGCCACCTCTCCACTTTGTCGATACCAGATTATTGGTCAGCGGAGATTGGCGCGAACCCTTACAGGAGTACATCGACAATGGATACGAAGGCATCATCCTCCGAGGCTACGCCGCAGAATACACCGAGAAAAGAACCCCCTTCCTCCTCAAATACAAACCCACCGAGGAAGATCACTATCGCATACTCGACGTCGTCGAAGGAGAGGGGTGGTGTAAAGGAATGCTTGGCGCTTTTATCGTCACTGGAGATGACGGTACTCCGTTCCGAGTGGGAAGTGGAAAGCTTCTCACTAAAGCTAGAAGAAAATCTCTCTGGGAAATTCGTGATACGCTTACCGGAAAGCTCCTCAGAGTAAAGCACGAAGCCCTCACCACTACCAAGGGGATTCCAAAGTGCGCTGTTGCACTGGACGTTGTTGGAGTAAACATTTAAACGAGAAAGGTCACTTATTGTCCTTTCTTGAAAATAAAAGTGAAAAACTTTTAAAAAAGTGTTGACAGATGTTATGGATTGGTGCACATATGGATCAACGCACAACGACACATATGCACATTAGAGGTAGTCATGCAGAAAATTAAATTAACGAAAAATAAAGTTGCGTTGGTGGACGATGAAGATTATGCTTGGTTGTCCACGTATTCCTGGCAGTGTAACGATAGAAATTATGCTGTTGGTAAATTGTACGCACCAAGTTTTCCTAAAGGACTTCCACTAAGAATGCACCGAATGATTATGAATTGTCCTGTTGACTTAGAGGTTAATCATCTTGACAGAAATACTTTGAATAATCAGAAAGCTAATCTTGTTGTATGCTCACACAGAATGAATATGCGTGGAATGCTGACAAGGGCACCTTCAGGTTATCGTGGTGTTAGATTCAAAAAGGGTAGCTGGTACGCATACATCTGGGATGGAAAGAAGCAAATTCATTTAGGAGTTTATCCTGAACCAGAAATAGCTGCCGTTGCGTATGATTCAAAAGCGTATGAACTTTTTGGTAAAGACTTTTACAGGTATAATTTCTACCAGGGAGGGCTAAGTATGTGATAAGAATTTGTTGCCAAGTGTCAAAAGACGAATATAACTTTTTGAAGAAGTTTAAGTTCGACAATGATACGACATTTGACAAAATACTTCGAACAGCGTTGTTTAATTACCTTAAAACCCATAACAATGTAACGCCTAAAAAGGAGAACGAACATGAGTGAAGTTACTGAAGTCAAGAAGATCAAAAAACTTGCGAAAGAGATTGAAGGTTCTGTCGTCAAGATTTCTGTTGAGGGTGGTGATTATAAGGAATATGACTTTGCATCTCTGCCCAAGGACATCAGAGTAAAATTTGGACCGTTCGGCTTGGCGCATAAACTCGGTGACTCTGCCGCTGGCAAGTCCGGCGCCGAGGCTGAAGAGTCCATCAACAAGGTCTGGGAAGGTCTCATGAGCGGAGATTGGACCACCCGCGCCCCGGCAGCTCCCAAGCTCACCAAGAAGAACATCGCCGAAGGCCTGGGCAACCTGTCCAGCGACGAGGCTGAGGCCGCCAAGGCCCTGCTCGCCAAGCTCGGCATCAACATTTAACTGCACTTTCAGGGGCTGTCGAAATACCACTTCAGCCCCTTAAAGTCCAATTACAACTTACAACTTACCACCGGAGCATACCATGCAGAAAGTAAATGTAGTTCTTTATAGTGCTTTTCCTGAAATTCTCTCTAATATCAATGGAGTTATCTCCTTTGACTTCGAAAAGTGTCCCACCAATCATAAGACTTACACATTTTACTCATGTCCTGAGTGTAATGGCGTATTGGAAGCCGGTGATGCTGTGATCTGCCAGACAAACAATACCATGACTTTCGGAATTGTTGTGGAAGTTATTTCAGCTTGTTCTCGCGAAGAATTCTTCCGTGCCAGTATCATTCGCTCCAAGAAAGTAAAGAACGGGTATCGTCTGGTATTGGCTAAAGTACGTCTTGTTGACCTCATTGAACAACTTAACTTCAAGCACACTTACGAAGCTAATGTACGCAAACTTGAAAGTACTCCACCTATCAACGAAATGGCTTTAAAAATGACCCTTGACAATCTCTAAAAAGCCTTTTAGATTTAATCTTTAGAAGCCCAGCACCAGCATAAAGCTGACGAAGTTGCACCAACGTGATGTGATTTCCTGGGTTAACCACAACAAGAGAGAAATACCATGCCATCCTACCTTATCATCACAGTCAACTATCAGGATTATGCTGTTCAGCTTACACCTGAAGTTGCAAATGCCCTCCCAGATCTCCTTACAATGAAGAAAGCATCACACGCTGGTAAAGGTGTGTATAAGTTGGCTGACGAAAAATCAGACATGCGCATCACCATTGGGGAGATTGAAGATGGAAACAACTAACTCCAAAATTCACATTGACCACTCTCGCCGGTCTTGTGCTTCCAGTTGCCTTCGCAAGTTTTACTGGCAGTACATCCGTAACCTCGCCCCGGCCCAAGGCTCCAACGCCCTGCGCTACGGCAGCACCTGGCACGGATTCCTCGACGGCTTCTACACTGAGGTAATGAAGAACGGCTGGTCCAACCCGCACTCTGCATTTGAAGCAGCCTTTAAGGAAGGAAAGGAAACCTGGGAAAAAGAAAGTTCCATCCAGGAATTCTACTCCGACGACTACCGTACCTTCGACAACTGCACAAAAGCGTTCCTTGAGTACAACAACTATTACCAAGCTGACAAAGAAATGCTGAAGGTTCTTGCGGTTGAAAAAGCCTTCTCCATTGAGTTCCCAAACTTCATCTTTGACGGCAAGCTCGACCTTCAGATTGAACTAAACGGCGTCAACTGGTTGATGGAACACAAGACCACTGGTCAATACCTCACCACTCAGATTGAACGCATGAACCGAGCAGCCCAGACCATCGGCTACTGGAACGCCTGCAGAATTCTCGGCTTCGACATGGAAGGAATCCTCATTAACTTCCATCAGTTGACCTCTCGAAAGCTGAAGAGCGGCGAGTGGGGCAGTACCACAATGGCCTTCCAGCGTACTCCGCAACTTTACACAGCACAGAACGTAAGGGACTGGGAAGAGCACTTCACTTCAGTGGTGCATCAAATCGAAGGTTGTCTTGAAACTGAAAAGTGGCCCAAGAACTATGACTCATGCTACCAGTACGGACGCTGCGGCTTCCTCGGCCTTTGCGACCAGTACCGAGACTATGGCGATGAAAACCTCTCCGGTTACATCGAAAAGAAGTGGGATGTAAAGAAAACTGTTTCGGAGGTGATCTATGCCAAGTTGTAAAGACCTTACCGCTGACACCACCTACCTCAAGTGTATGGTTGTCGGCAAAGCAGGAACCGGAAAGAGCGTTTTCGCTTCCTCCTTCCCCATGCCAGCGTTCCTTTTCGACTTCGACAAAGGAGCCCTCACATACCGCGGAAAGGACGTTGACTACGAACAGTTTCAACTCAATTCCAAAGGCTGGGTCGAGTTCGAGAAGGTCTTTTCTCAGGTGGAAAAAGACGTCCTCGCTGGGAAGTACAAAACTGTCATCTTCGACAGCGCATCCACACTCACTGACCTCGCTATGGAGAGAGCTATGATGCTCGACCCCAAGCGAAGCGCCACCGGCGGTCCCCTTTGGAACGTCCACTATCAGATGGTACGCAACCTCGTCGAAGGGAGAATCCACAAATTCGTAAACCTTCCATGCAACCTTGTCCTCACTGCCCACGTTGACATCGTTACAGATGCCGAGAGCGGTGCAGTAATTGACGCGCGGCCCCTTCTCACTGGTCAACTCTCAACCAAAGTCCCTGGCCTTTTTGACGAAGTGTACTTCGCCACAGCCGTCACTAAGGGAAAGGACACTAACTTCTTCCTCCAAACCGTTCCAAAGGGGATGTTCGGAGCGCGATCTCGCATCAGCGGAAAGGAACGTCATCTCCCAGACTTCGTTCCCAACGACTACAACGAGATCATTCGACTGGCAAATGCCTCTGCCCAATCCAACGCTAAAGCCTAACCCTCAACCCGTAAGACTTACCACTTACAACAGGAGCATTACCATGTCTACCTCCAAGCCCGGCGATTTCGATTATCCTGGTACCCCCGGCGAAGGCGCAGTTGCCAACATCACCACCGACTTCAACCTTGAAGACGAGTACAAAGCTGATCCTATCGTCCCCGCAGGAACCTACTTCGCCAACGTCACGAAAGTATGGTTCGACTCTGAGAAGAACACCATCTGCTGGAAGCTCGTCCTCGACGGCAACGAAGCTGTCATGTCCGATGGCGAGACCCCTGTTGACGGAGTTGCCCTGACCTACAAGAACTGGCTCCCCAATCCCGGAGACGAAAACACCCCCAACTCCTCCGGCAAGTCCACCAAGCGGCAGACCAAGATCAACATGCTGAAGCGTTTTGCTGACGACCTCAGAGTTGACATGTCCACCCCGCAGATGATCCAGGATGCCCTCATGAATCACGAGTGGGTCGGCATCCGTTGCGTTCTCGTTGTCTCCCTCAGGGAGTACGAAGGAAAGATCTTCAACGACATCAAGTCCATCAAGGCCGAGGCGTAAACTTTAAGTCTAAACCCAACCAGAAAAGTCAATAATTGACCTTTCTTCAACCGGGTCGTGGGACTAAGTGATTGGTTCCGCGGCCTTTCTTAGGAGCGAAAAATGGACATTGAACAACTGAAAATGATCCTTGACGCAGTGTCTGCGGCTGGAGCTGGCGGGAAGGAACTCTTTTATGTGTTTATTGGAATGAGTGCATTAAAAACTCTTATTGCAACTTGTGTTACTCTTTGTGTGGTATTTTTTATTGTGAAGCTTTTAAGTAGACTCATCACCGATAATAGTGAGGCAGAGAAACTTAGGCGCGCCGCTGGTGTAAGTTACCAATGGAGTGAAAACGAACTTGACCTCGCATGTCGTATCCTTACACAACACTTCAAGGAAGAGATTAGAAAGCAGGGAGGTATGTGGTAGTGGCAAAAACTCTTCGAAGTCGTCAAGATGAAATACATGCCAATGCCAAGGCACATGGCTGGTGGGATGGAGTAGGTCCTGAAGATAAACTAAAGCTCATCCCTGAGAAGCTCCTTCTCATTATTGCCGAAGTTGCCGAAGCTACTGAGGAATACCGCGATGGGAAAATGGATACTTACATTGGTGCTGGTGGAAAACCTGAAGGATTTTGGGTCGAGGTGGCTGACGCTGTTATTCGTGTGCTTGATTTGGCTGGGGCTATGGATGTTGATCTCGAGCATATTATCGAATTGAAGCATGAGTACAATAAGACAAGGCCTTACCGTCATGGAGGGAAAGTGATATGACCCGTCCAATGTCAGATGCTGAGTTTGAAATGATGCTTAAACGAGGTTCGGAAGCAATGTCTGAAAAAATTGATACACAAAATTACTCAGTTGGTGTTGTTACTTCTGATCCTTTTTCAAAGCAAGTGGGAGGAAATCACTACAAACAATATGCAATTCAGCCTTATGAGTTCTTCTACAAGAACAATATTCCACACCACAAAGCTGCAATCATTAGACGCATCCTGCGCTTTGACCACCCCACAGGAAAGGGGATGACCGACCTTGATAAGATAATCCATGAAGTAGAGCTGATTAAAAAGCTCTGGGGAGAGGAAAATGCTACTCCATCAGATAAGGACTAACTATAACGATCTCACCCCGCTTGAAAAGCTGAATCACATCGCCGCCTATCGAGCTAAACGTCTAAAGGAACTTGAAGCCCCGGCCGCAGTTAAGACAAAAAAGCGCAGCGTCGCTATTGGTACTGGACCTAAGAAGGAAAAGAAAGCTACCCTCTCCGCCGAGGAAAAAGCTCTTTTGAAAAAGCTCGGCCTCTCCCTTAAAGCACTTAAAAACGTGGAGTAATTTCAATGCCATTCGTCTATGTCCTCTCCCCTTACACCTCTCCCTCTGAAGTTGAGATGAATGTTCGTGCACATTATGCTGCGTGCGCGGTGGCTGAGCTGATGGAGAAGCCTCAGTTTGATGGGTATGTTTTCTTTTCTCCCGTAGTTCACTACCATCAAGTAGCTGTGCGCTCTCGGGATCTCCCCCGCGACGTTGGCTTTTGGTGGAACATAAACCTCACCTTCATGCGAATGGCTACACACGCAATAGTCTTGCAAATGCCCGGTTGGAAAGAGTCAAACGGTATTAGAAAGGAGCTTCATTGGTTCACCAACAATCAAGAACTCTCCAACGCCCCGGCTGAAATCATTTACTACAACACTAACTGGGAGAATTTCTAATGGAAACTGTACGCCCGCAAATGGAAGTATTTTACATCTCCCCACTCAAGATCAAAGTCAACAAAGACCTTCCGCGCTTTCGTGAGGAAATGGGCGATGTTGATGATCTTGCTCTTTCACTGGTGGAGAAAGGTCAGCTTCAGCCTATTGTCCTCAACAGGGAAATGGAGTTGATTGCTGGTGGCCGCCGCTTGGCAGCCTGCCTGAAAGCTCAGATAGATGTCCTTTGTATCTTCAACGACGCGGTTGATTCGCTGACCATGCGGGAGCTTGAAATTGAAGAAAACATCCAGCGTAAACAATTCACCCCGGCTGAGGAGTTCAAAGCTATTGCCGAGATTCATGCCCTTAAGCAACAGCGATTTGGGGAATCTACTTCTGGACGAAAAGGAGGCCATACGCTACAGGACACTGCTAATCTCCTTGGAAAATCTAAGGCAAAGGTTATCGAAGCTCTCTCCCTCGCTGACGCCGTCAACCGTTTCCCTGAGCTTAAGAACTGTAAGAAAGCTTCTGAGATTAAAAAGGCTGTCAAAGCAATCGAGTCAGTGTCTAATCGTGCGGAAAAGTCTGCTGGGTATCAAGCTGAGATTGCTTCTATGCAGAAAACTGAACGGCTCCCGTACGAAGTGTTCAAATGCTCAGCAGAAGAATTCTATCTCAAGCTCCTCCCTGAAAGCGTTGACATTCTCCTCACCGATCCCCCGTATGGAATCGACATTGACAAGACTGCCACTTCTGTTGGAGGAATTACAGGAGGCACTAACTCAGCTGGTTTCTCGTTCGATGATAGTACCGAACGAGCTCTCGTACTCTATCGTGAGCTTGCAGAGAGAAGTATCGTATTTACAAAATCTTCTTCCCATGCTTTCATTTTCTGTGGGCCTGAACACTTCTGGGCAGTCAAAGAAATGTTCAAGTCGGTTGGGTGGCTGTGTTACCCCAAGCCCATCATCTGGATCAAGCGCGAAGTCGGGCAGTGCAACGTCCCTCACGCTTGGCCGGCATCCTGTTACGAAGTCCTCTTGTACTGCAGAAGGGTTGATTCCGTACTCGTACGTCAAGGCCAGCCTGATTGGATCGAGTGTCCTCCCATCCCTGCCGGAGCAAAGCGACACCCGACAGAAAAACCAATCGCTCTCCTCAGAAATCTTCTCCAAAGAGTTGCCCTTCCTGGTGCGGTAGTAGTTGATCCATTTATGGGATCTGGTTCAGCAATCGAAGCAGCTTGCATCGAACAATGTTTCGCCAAGGGTTGTGACATCCTCGATGAAAGTTACAACGTCACCATCGAACGTCTTGTTGAATGGAGCCGCAATCAGCAGCTTATCAACGCAATGTGTTAAGTAGGAGTCCATCATGCTAAGTATCGTCAACACAGTGGGACCTGCCAACGCGCGTATAATGCTGGTTGGTGGTGCGCCAGGTAAAGAAGAGCAGATGACTGGAGAGCCTTTTGCTGGCACCAATGGGAGAGTCCTCAACCAACTTCTCTCTGCCGCAGGACTCTACATGCAGTCTTGTCTTCGCACCAACGTAGCGAGGCAAATGCCTCCAGGCAAAAACATCTCAATCTTCTTTGAAGACCGCCTTTGTACTCAGCCCAAACCCATGCTGCGTGAGTGGATGAATATGCTTGCCGCCGACATCCAAGCATACAAACCCAACGTCATTGTAGCTATGGGCCGCACCGCTCTCTGGGCACTCACCGGCTTTACCAAGATATCCCAATTCCGCGGGTATCTTTGTGAGTGCTCACTCGTTCCTGGCTTCAAAGTCCTTCCAACCTTTGACCCGCGCTACGTCATTGAGAATTGGAAGGAATCCTTTACAGTTGTTATGGACATCCGAAAAGCTGTACGTGAAAGCACTACTCCTGGAATGCCTCCAGACACTCGCACCTTAATTCCAGAAGCATCTTTGGAAGAGTGGGTTAAGTATTGCGACTTCCTCGCTGAACAGGAGTGTCCCGTAGCGTTTGACATCGAAACCACAGGCAATCGTTGCCACACACATCGAGTAGGTTTCGCACACAACGCTAACTTCGGCATGTCAATTGGAATCCTTAACGGCATCTATCCAAAGTACTCAACCCAGGACGAAGTTGCTTTCTGGGATTCAGTCACAAACGTCCTTAACCATTGTCCAGTGATCCTTCAAAACGGCTCATTCGACATCGGTGCTATCTTCCACCACGTTGGAGTGCTCCCGAAGAAACTTTTCTTCGACACCCATATTGCTGCCCATGTCGTATGGCCCGAGACCCCGCGTAGCCTTTCCTACCTTGCCTCTATGTTCCTGACAGTCCCGGCGTGGAAACATACTGGAGGCGACGACAACGGCCTTTACAACGCCGCTGACTGCGCCAACACCTATGGCATCTATCAGGGACTCAAAGCTGAAATCGACGCGCAGGGTTTGACCGATGTCTTCATGTTTGAGATGTCCCAGATCTACCCCGCCGTTATGCTACAGCTCCAAGGAATCCTCACCGACGAGGATCGTAGACAAAAAATAGCTTGCTTCGCACAGGAGGAAATGGATGAAATACAAGAAGGACTCAATCGCATCCTTAAGAAAGACATCAACCTGCGATCTCCAAAACAAATGCAGCAACTGTTATATATCGACTTGGGTCTCCCCGTCCAGTACAAACGTCGCAAGTCTGCGAATGACGCTCGTACGGTTACTACGGATGCGACAGCACTTGCTAATCTTGAACGCACCTGTAAACATCCAGCCCTCTCTCTCATCATGCGCTACAAGAAGCTTGACAAACTCGTATCAAACTTCCTTGACATTGAAGTCTCTCCCGAAGGTCGTGTACACACTTGTTACAACATCACAGGCGCAACAATGCGCCGTGAGAACAAAGGATTCGTAGTAGACGACGAAGATTCCTACCGTTCCTTCGGTCGATGGAGTTCCTCCGGCTCCATCATCCTCCCATATGGCCCAGGCAATCTCCAAAACATCCCCAAGGCGGCACGAAAAATCTTCGTCCCTCCCAAGGGATACATCCTCCTACAGGCTGACTACAAACAAGCCGAGGCTGTCGTCGTTGCTTACCTCATCAACGATGTAAAGCTCAAGAAACTCTTCCAAGATTCCTTCGGCAAAAGTGATGAAGAGTGCAAAGCAAACGGCTGGGATGTTCACAAAATAACTGCTGCATCAATGTTCGGATGCTCAGTTCTTGACGTCACAAAGGAACAACGAACAGTAGGAAAGACAATACGCCATGCTACCAATTACTCTGCGGGTCCAGACGTCGTCGCCAACAGACTCGGTATTACTCGCAAAGAAGCTAAGTCATATCTTGACAGATACCATGCGGGTACTCCCCAGCTTCATCTCTGGCACCAGCGAATACAAGATGAACTCCAGCGCACTCGAGTCCTTACAAACCTCTTTGGAAGAAAGCATCGCTTCCTTGACCGTTGGGGAGACTCGCTTTTTAGAAGTGCCTATTCCTTCATCCCCCAGAGCACTGTTGGGGATCTCCTTAACCATGCTCTCATCAACATCTATAACAATCTCAATTCTTGGTGTCACCTTGCCCTTCAGCTTCACGACGCAGTGTACGTCTACGTCAAGCCCAACGAGCTTACTGACGCAATCAATGCCTTAAGAGAGAACATGATTATGCCTCTTTACACTGACCAAGGAGAAGAGTTCACCATCGACGTAGACTTTTCTGCCGGTGACACCTGGGGCGAAATGGAAACTGTTTCTTGGCATCCCAAGAAAAGTCAATAATTGACCTTTCTGGGAGGAACTAATGAGACACTTAAATAACTGGGTCGATGCATACTGTGATTACACACACGACACTGAGAGTCATCCTATGTTTAATAAGTGGGTGGCGTTCAGTGTTATCTCTGCGGCGTTGAGAAAGAAGGTAAAGTTCGAACTGGGTCGCATTAAAATCTATCCTAACCTTTATGTTGTGCTGGTAGCGGAGCCAGGGGTAGCGCGGAAGTCCCAGGCTATTTCATACGGCAAGGGAATCATGAAGGCAATCCCAGATATCAACGTCGCCTCCGATGCAGTAACTAGGGAAGCCCTTCTAGAGGAATGTGCACAGGTGGCTACGGATTCGATTCTTCCTACTGGGACAATACTCCGCCATTCCTCTCTCACAATTTGTTCAACGGAGTTTGAAACATTCTTAGGACAGAAAAATGACAATACTAAAATGCTTGTTCTCCTCACAGAGTTCTTCGATTGCGGTGATGAAGAATTTAAGTATCGCACGAAGACACAGGGTGAGACGGTTGTACCAAGTGTGTTCTTGTCCATCTTGGGAGCAACTACGCCGGAGTCACTGGCGTCATCGCTTCCTGTTATTGCTATCGGCGGCGGTCTTACGTCTCGCATTTTATTTGTATATGCAAGAGGAAAGAGTAAGAAAGTCCCAATCCCAGTAATCACTCCTGAGATGACTCGCGTAAAAGGCCTTCTTGAAAAGGACCTATTCTCCATCTCACAGATAGCCGGTTCCTATCGCTTCAACAAAGCCGCGGAACAAGAGTGGATTAAATGGTACAACGCTCTTGACATCGAAGACACAGGACGAATCTGCCCAGACCCATCCTTCAATGGTTGGTACTCTCGAAAGCACGTATTTGTCTGTAAGATGTGTCAGATAAACGCCGCTGCTCAATCTGGGGCGACACTAGAGATTACTCCTGAAATCCTGCACCGTTCCATCCAGGATGTCGAAGAAGTAGAGCAGTCAATGGGAAGAGTCTTCAGTGCAATCGGTAGATCAAACGTAACGTCTGAAGTGGACACCGTTATGGCACTGATAAAGCAACACAAAACAATCTCTGAGAAACAGCTTCTCTCGATTGTCTGGCGTGACATGGATGCAATGAAGTTTGATAATGTTATTAAAACTGCAATTAGAACTGGGAAGGTGAAAAGAACTTACGTCGGCGCGGCTGGAGGAGAACCCGGCATCGCGTATGCCTGGGTAGACTAAAGGGAAAAGAAAAAGGGAGGTTTAAAAGCCTCCCTTTCTTTATCTCCCACTTCCACCTCCTTTGATCTTCTCATACCCACGAGAAGTTGTGTACCCTAAATACCCAGCCCCGAATAACCACCACATTTCTTCAGGGATAGCTTGAAGCCAGTGCTTAACCCCCGCCGTAACAGCCATTGCAACCTCTGGTTTAAAAGCAAAAAGAAAACCCATTGGGATTGCTGCTAAAATCATAAGGTACATGACATACATAAAGCTTGGTCTAGCGCGGGAAGTCCAAGGATCATTGCTACTAGCCTCAGTAACAATCGCTTTCATCCTTTCTTCAAGTTCCTTAAACTCCCCATTCTGCTGCATCTCAAGCAGTCTAATCTTCGCTTTCTCAGCTTCAATTTTATCTGGCCAAATCTTGTCAATAATTTTAGAACCAATCCCCAGCACCCCGCCCAATGCTTCAAGTATCATTTTGGATACTCCTTCCAAGGAAGTTGAAAGTGAGGACCGTCCTTAAAGGTCTTCCAATCCCCGCCCCACTCCACTGGAATCCCTAACTCACTCCCAGCTTCCTTCATCGCAGCAGCAATCTTTTCGTAGTAAATAAGGCTCCAATTCACTGTCCTATCCACCCAAGCAATAAGATCAACTGCATGACCAGTAAGATGTCGTGAGTTCATTGTCTTAGATGCACCAGACTCAACGTACTGTCTCTGCTTCTCCAGCGTCCTTATCCCCTCCACCACAACAAAGTCAACTTCAGTCAACTCCAATGCTCTCCTAACCACCCTTACCAGATCAGGATGAACACCTTCCAAGTTCTTCAATGAGCGTTTACTAAAGGCAAAGTCATTCACCTTGCTTCGAGGATAATCCATTCTTAACCCCTCCCATCCCGTTATTAACATTCGCTACCATCAGCAATAAATTGTCCAGCTTTTGATTCTGAATCCTGTCATTTTCAATCGCGAGCCTTTGATACTCCACAATCCTTGTTTGGCATTCTTGCCTGCACATAGTACATTCTGTTTTTGGCATCGCCAGCAGCTCAATCGCATGTTGCTTATCACTCATCTTTTTGAAGTCCTCCCTCAAACCAGTGATAGCGTCATCCAGCGTTTTCATATTCCTCGAAAAACTCCACTTCATCGTGGCAGCCACAATCCCACTCGCTCCAATCCCCAACGCTACTGCAAGCGCGACAACCTGTGCGGAGGTAATTACAACAAAAGGCTCAACAGGTGCGGGCATCC